AAACATTGGAGAACGCATGATATATAAAACAATTACCAGTATTATTTTAGTTGCCTTTGTTGGTGTTTATATAGTTACTATGTATGGTACACAAAGAGCATTTGCAACTGTTAATAACAACGTCAATGATGTTGAAGAGATAACATTTTATACACAGAAAATGCAAAAAGAAACTATTGATAGTTTAGGAATGTTAGCAGAAATTGTTGATAATTTATCGACTGAATTATTTATAGCTCAAGTAGAAATAGAAGAACTGAAAAAAGAATTATCTCTACCCAATCGTCTAGATGAAAAAGCTGATATTCTTTTTGAAGCATTAGTAGAGGAGTAACAAATGGCAATGTTTAATTTTTATGAAGACAATACTAAAATTCTAACCAAAGAAGAATACAAAAAGTTTAATGACTTTATTGATAATCATTATGAAGAATTTTATACTAACAAATGGGGGCATGAAGTGTTTTATCATGGCGATAAATTTTTTGTGACCAATCATTCTGATTATACGTTTGAGGAAATGCTAGGAGGTAATGATGAGCAATCAAAATAATGAATTAATAATGGAGTACATAGGCGAAGAGGTAGCAGAGCTATGGCAGTTACCAACTCGACCAGATTTAGAAGCTGATTGCTGTGATTACATTTGGGAACACTATGACGAAAATACTATTGCTAATTTAATTATTGCTTTTCTATCAACTCATTGTGATACTGCTGTGTCTTCTAAAGATATTGAAGCAATGTCATTGCAACATAAATGTATGATGGAGGCAGATAGTGTTTGAACATAATCCTATTTTTGGTTATGACTATGAAGGCAGAAATATAGAATGGCAATGGAATGTTAGACCTTTAAAAAAAATATGGTGGAAAACTTGGAAACCTAAATTAGAAAATGTTAAACTATTAAATGTAGAGGACAAGATTGAATATAAAATAATTCAACAACAATTATATAATGAAATTATGGAAAGTGAACATACTAAAAAAGAAAAACTTTCCGGGATTTACAAAGTTAGAAAATGAAATTTGATATTTACATTGGACACTTAGCAGGTCTTTCAGTTGAGGCAGAGAGTGTTGAAGAAGTTAAATCTGTACTGATAGATAATTCAAAAAAATTTGTGCAAGATTTATTAGAAGAAGGAGTAATTAAAATTGAACCAACGCAAAGTTCGAGAACTAAGAAGAAGAATTAAACCAATTCAAGTAGAATGGTTGAGGAGCTTGTTGCCAGAAGAACAAGCAAAGACATTGACTGTTGATAATGTTGATGAGCTATTACCTAGTGAAACTCATATGCATACTACAGACAAAACTATTCTTTCTTTTATGAGTGATAAATGGTTAATGAAAAAGTTAAAAAGATATCCAGAAATAAAAACGTACAAACAATTACAGGAAAAAATAAATGCATGAATATGAATGTGAAGTAATAATTGATAGCGAAGTTGAGACTATAAAGACTTTTGCTTTTACTATAGTTGAGGCTATTGATAATTTAATAAGCATGGCAGCAGTACAAGACATTGTAAATTTAACTCAAGTAAATACAGGTAAAAATTATCCATTCATGGGTGATATAAAATTGCTTCGTCAAATGCGAAGTAAAATAGATAATGAACAATTAATATATGAGACACTAATAAATGGCAGTCAAGAAGACAGTAGTATCAATAAACCCCACTAAGAAAAGTACCTCACAAGGTACAGGCGGTAGAAGTAGAAGGATAAAAGTTTCAATGAAGCATATGAACAAGCATCGTAAAAGAAGCTATAAAAAATATAGAGGACAGGGTAGATAAAAAAAATTACCTGTGGTATAATCTTTCAAATGAACATGAGTAATCAGACCCTACAAGCCCTCTATCTCCAATTAGACTGGTTTGGTTTTACTGCTTCTGTGGTTAGAACTTCGAGAGTAGTTGGCTCAAAAACTCTCACTGATTTTTTAATATTAATAAAGCTAATAAGGAGGTAAATTATGGCTATATTAAATGGTGTTGCCAAATGGGCAAGTATCACAACCCCTAATACAAGGTTTGAACCTGTGTATACACTCGACCTAATTGTTGAGGAAGACATAGCTAATGACTTTGCAGCAAGGGGTCACAAGGTAAAGCAACATGACGAAGGTCCTGCTTTAGTTATCAAAAGGAAAGTGAATGGTCCTAACGGAATGGTTAGGTCTGCTCCTAGATTACTTGATAACGACAAGCAAGAAATAAATGTTGCTGTAGGTAATGGCTCTAAAGTAAGAGTTCAGTACAATGAGTACAGTGGTGAAGGAAAGTTCGGTCCATATATTGGACTTGACCTTCAAGCAGTGCAAGTGACTGACTTAGTAGAGTACAAAGGTGCTGATGGTGATGAATTACTATCAGACGGGGAAGAGTTCTAATGGAAGCCGTAGAACAAAAACCCTATGTCACGATTGATGGAGTTGATATTCAAGTTGAAGACTTGCCCGAAGCAGGACAAGGAGTATTCGGTAGATTACAACGACTCAATCAGAAAAAAGTAAATCAGACTTTAGACCTTGAGGAAACTCAAGCGGCTATTAACTTCTTTTCAGATAGGATTGTGCAAATAATTAATGAAGACAAGTCTGGTACAACTGCGGTAGAATCAGAAACTAAAACAATCAGTGATGTAGAGGTCACAGAAGAATCTGATTCATAACATAACATTAAGCTAGGTTAGGTTTTTCATACCTCTATTTGTTCCTAGCCTAGCTTTCTTATTGGAGATAGAATGCAACAAGAAAAAAGTAAATTTGTAAAGCACAGATTACCCTGTCCAAAATGTGGTAGCTCTGATGCTGTTTCAATGAACGCTGATAAGTCAGCTTATTGTTTCAGTTGCTCTACTTTTTTTACCGATTATGAAACTGCAAGTGAGGGCAAGATTGTGGAAACGACACCGAAAGCAACAAATACATTTTTAGATTCTTATACTGGAATCTTTGGCGAACTAACTGATAGAGGTATCACTCAAGATACTGCAAAGAAGTTTGGAGTTAGAATAGTAAAAGATGCAAATGGTAGTATCACTCAACATATTTATCCTTACTTTAATGGTAACGAAATAGCAATAACTAAAACAAGATTTGTAGCTGATAAAAACTTTATGACCAAAGGTACATTTGAAGGTACTGGGTTGTTTGGTGAACAGCTCTATCGTAATACCGGTGGTAAATATTTAACTATTACCGAAGGTGAATGTGATGCAATGGCAGTTGATGAATTGTTTCAAGGTAAGTGGGCAGTAGTCTCACTTAAACGTGGAGCATCTGGAGCTGTTAAAGATATACGAGAAAGCATTGAGTTTGTTGAATCATTTGAAAATATAGTTTTATGTTTTGATAATGATAAGGCAGGTCGAGAAGCATCAAGACAAGTTGCTCGTCTTTTAAAACCCGGGAAGGTTAGGATAATGAGTTTCCCTAATGGTTATAAAGATGCCAACGATATGTTAAATCAAAAACAATTCCAAGCATTTACTAAAGCATGGTGGGAAGCTAAGACTTATACTCCATCTGGTATTATGGAATTGTCTGGACAAAAAGATAATTGGTTAAACCGAGAAGTAAAAGAAAGTATTGCTTATCCTTGGGAAGGATTGAATAAGAAATTATATGGATTGAGACAAGGCGAATTAGTAACATTAACCGGTGGTACGGGTCTTGGTAAGTCTTCTGTGACTAGAGAGCTAGAGCACTGGCTTATCAAGACAACCAAAGATAATGTTGGTATCATTGCCCTTGAAGAAAACTGGTTAAGAACTGCTGATGGTTTAATATCTATTGAAGCTAATGACCGGCTATATTTAAATGAGAAACGAGATAGTTATAGCGAAGAAGATTTGAATGCTTTGTTTGACAAAGTAATTGAAAAGAATAGAGTCTTTATTCATTCACACCTCGGTGCAACGGACATTGATGAGATATTTGCAAAGCTACGTTATATGATTGTAGGTTGTGAATGTAAATGGGTCGTGGTTGACCACTTACATATGCTTGTCAATGTCTTAACAGAAGGCGATGAAAGACGTGGAATTGATACTTTAATGAACAGACTTCGTAGCCTTGTTGAAGAAACGAATGTAGGACTTATCTTAGTATCCCATTTAAGACGTGCTACAGGCGACAGAGGACACGAAAAAGGTGTGACTGTATCCCTGAGTCATCTTAAAGGTTCGCAGGGCATAGCACAGCTTTCTGACTGTGTAATAGCATTGGAAAGAAATCAACAAGCGACTGACCCGACAGAAGCAAACACAACTAAAGTTAGAGTATTGAAATCAAGATATACTGGTGATACTGGATTAGCTTGTTCTTTACAATACAATCCAGAAACTGGTAGATTATTTGAAGTAAGTAATGACGAGACATTTGAAAATGAAGAACTTGATTTTTGATATTGAAGCAGACGGTTTAACCCCTAGTAAAGTCTGGTGTATTGTAGTCAAGGATATTGATAAACAAGAAATCTATAAGTTTGGTCCTGATGAATTAAGAGACGGGATTAAATTATTAGAGGAGGCTGATGTTTTGATTGGTCACAATATTCTAGGTTATGACATGCCAGTCTTAGAAAAACTTCATGGGGCTACTTTTAAGTGTAATGTTCTTGATACATTAGTTATGTCAAGATTATATCAACCAGTTAGAGAAAATGGGCATAGCTTAAAAACTTGGGGATACCGAGTTAAGTTTTACAAGCAAGAACAACCAGATGACTTCGATGAATATACTCCAGAAATGTTAGAGTATTGTGTTCAAGATGTTTTACTAAATGAAAAAGTTTACTTTGCTTTATTAAATGAAGGCAAGAACTTTGACCCGGCAAGTTTAGAATTAGAAACTGAAGTTGCTAGGATAATGATTGAGCAAGAACAGAATGGTTTTTTATTTGATGTTGAAAAAGCTATGAAACTGTTAGCTAAATTAAAAGCTAGAATGACTGAAGTAGAAGATGAAGTACAAAGAACATTTAAACCAAAACTTGTTGATGTTAAAGAAGTAACTCCGAAGTTAAAAAAAGATGGAACATTATCTAAATCAGGACTAACTTCAACGGAGTATGAACGATTGCAAGAAACTCAAGACATGAAACCATTTATGCGACAAGAGTTACAAGAATTTAATTTAGGTTCTCGAAAACAAATCGGGGAATATTTAATGGACTTTGGCTGGAAACCGGAACGATTTACTCCGACAGGTCAGCCAATAGTGGATGAGGGTACACTTAAAAAGATAACTCACATACACGAAGCTCGGCTCATTGCCGAGTTTTTATTATTACAGAAACGTATTGCACAAATTTCTTCTTGGATAGATGAATTAGAAGGTGAACGAGTGCATGGTAAAGTAATACCAAATGGTACTATAACGGGTCGCATGACTCACAGAAATCCTAATCTAGCTCAAGTTCCTAGTATCCATACTCCTTATGGAGAAGAATGTAGAGCTTGTTGGATTGTACCTATTGGATACAAACTTTTGGGTATTGATGCTAGTGGCTTAGAACTCAGAATACTAGCTCATTATATGAATGATGAATTATATATTGACGAGGTAATTAATGGAGACATACACACGACAAATCAGGAACTTGCAGGACTTGAATCAAGAGATAAGGCGAAAACTTTTATCTATGCCCTCATCTACGGAGCAGGAGATGAGAAGCTTGGAAAAGTGGTTGGAGGAAACAGAGAAGATGGTAAGCGACTTAGAAAACGTTTTCTTACCAACTTGCCATCACTTGAGACTCTTACGAACAGAGTTCGAGAAGCTTCTAGGCGAGGATTCTTAAAAGGTTTAGACGGGAGAAAGATTTTTGTGAGAAGCGAACATGCTGCTTTGAATACTTTACTACAAGGTGGTGGAGCAATAGTTATGAAAAAAGCTATGTGCATTTTGCATACTCATATACAATTAAATACATTAGATGCTAAATTTGTTGCTAACATTCATGACGAATGGCAGATGCAAGTTAAAGAAAGTATCGTTGAATTTACAGGTCTTACTGGAGTAGAAGCTATTGAAAAAGCTGGTAAGCATTTTAACTTACGTTGTCCTTTAACGGGAGAATACAAAGTAGGAGAAAACTGGAGTGAAACCCACTAAGAAAGACAGAAAGAAATTTGACTTAGATTTAAAATATGGGTCAATTAGAGAGGATAGAATCGCAGAAATGTTAACGAATAAAAAGATTGAAGTTAAATCTGAAAGAGATACATGGGCAGGAACTAATAACATTTGCATTGAATATGAATCGTGGGGTAAGCCTTCTGGTATTAATGCCACTGAAGCAGATTATTGGTTTCACAATCTTTGTATCGGGGATGAAGAATACTGTACTTTAGTTTTCAAAACTGATGTACTTAAAAAAATTGTAGATAAACTAGATACTTTTAAAACTGTAAGCGGTGGCGACCATAAAGCTAGTAAAATGTTTTTAGTTAATCTGCCGAAGTTATTTTCAAGCGATGTTATTAAAGCATTCAAGGAGTTAGAAGATGATGACAAATAAAGATGAAGAATTACTTGACAAAAAACCCATAGACAATTATAATAAGTTCACGTCTGAATCCGGTCACTGGTATACTCAAGACGGAGAACCAATGTACACTATCATTGGTGCAAATGGGAGAGAACGTAATACCACTTTACGAGATGCAAAAACTTTAGGTCTTGTACCTTCAGTTACTACTATCATAGGTATGATAGCTAAACCATCTTTAGAAAACTGGAAAATAAATCAAGCTTTAAATTCAGCTATATCATTAGAAAGATACGAAGATGAATCATTAGAATCTTTTACCTACAGATGTAAGTTAGATTCTAAAAAGATTAGTCTTGATGCAGCTAAAGAAGGCACGAAGATTCATGCTCAGATTGAAAAAGGTTTTTTAGGTAAATCTAAAAATAAAATATATAAAGATATACAGAAATGGCTTGATGATAATTATCCGGGAGAAGAATGGATAGCAGAAGATTCTTTCTGTGCTGATTCAGGCTATGGTGGTAAGATAGATTTATATTCTGAATCAGGTATCTTCATAGACTTTAAAACTAAAGACAACTTAGAAGACAAAGACCCTGCTAAATTAGTTTATGATGAACATGGTATGCAATTGTCAGCTTATGCTCAAGGTTGTGGCTTTGATGACGTAGAAAGAATATCTATATTTGTAGATAGAAAGAACACAAAGATTATTCTGTATCATGTTTGGGAAAAAGAGTCACATCAAAAACATTTAGCAATGTTTAATAATATTCTAGAGTATTGGAAACTTTGTAAAAATTATAATTCAGCAGTAGACAATGCCTCGAAGAAGACCAAGAAAACGTAGACCTAAAAAAGAATTACACATTCCTAGAGGCTACGATAGTCATTGGGAATACGATATTCATCAACGACTGTTTCCTGAATGGAGACATCATTGGGAAAATATTGATTATGTTATTGCTCATACTTATGAACCAGATTTTGTTCGCAAGTTTGATGATGGTCGTGTTATACTAATAGAAGCAAAAGGCAGATTTTGGGATTTTGCTGAGTATAGTAAATATATACACATTAAAAAAGCTTTACCCAAACACATTGAGTTAGTTTTCTTTTTTCAAAAACCTTTTGCCCCTATGCCCGGAGCTAAAGTAAGAAGAGATAAAACTAAAAGAACTCATGCTGAGTGGGCAGAAAAAAATAATTTTAGATGGTTTGATGAACTTACTTTACCCGAGGAATGGAAAGAATGACAGACGTAGTAAATAATCCTGAACATTATAATCAAGGTGACATAGAGTGCATAGATGCAATAGAAGCTATGTTAACAGAAGAAGAGTTTATCGGTTATTTAAGAGGTAACTCTTTAAAATACAGATGGCGATTCCGTTACAAGAATGGAGTAGAGGATTTACAAAAAGCTGAATGGTACGAAAAAAAATTGTTAAAGATATTAGATAGGACTTGATATGATAGAACAGAAAGGGGAGACTCCTTACTTAGGTATAATAATTAATTACGACAAAGATAAAAAGTTAGATAAGTTTAGTTTAGATACATTACGAGACAGATATTTATGGCAAGAAGAAACCTCACCTCAAGAAGCTTTTGCACGAGCAGCAGTTTTTGCTAGTACATATAAAGATGAAACCGATTATCCAATGGCTCAAAGACTTTATAATTATGTCTCTGATTTATGGTTTATGTTTTCTACTCCTATACTTTCTAACGGTGGTACTACACGAGGTCTTCCTATAAGTTGTTTTTTAAACTACGTAGGAGATTCTATTGATGAATTAACAGACCACTTCAAAGAGAATGCTAAACTCGCTAGTGCTGGAGGAGGCATTGGTGGATATTGGGGTGATGTTAGAAGTGATGGCACTGCTACTAGTAGTGGTAGTAAATCTACTGGTTCAATACCTTTTATGAAAGTTGTTGACTCAGAAATGTTAGCATTCAATCAGGGAGTAACAAGACGTGGTAGCTATGCTGCTTATACTGATATCAGTCATCCAGAGATTGAAGAGTTTATGGTCATGCGAAAAGAATCCGGTGGTGATGTAAATAGAAAATGTTTAAATTTACACAATGGAGTAAACATTAATAATGCTTTTTTAAAAGCTGTAGAAACAGATGATGATTGGCGACTAATAGACCCCAAGACTAAAGAAGCAGTAAAGATTATAAAAGCACGTGAGTTGTGGTCTAAAATATTAGATGCGAGAGCTGAAACAGGTGAACCATATATAATTAATTTAGATAACTGTAATGATGCTTTACCGCAAGGACAGAAAGATTTAGGACTAGAAGTTAAACAAAGTAATTTATGTTCTGAGATTACTTTACCTACCAACGAAGAAAGAACTGCTGTTTGTTGTTTATCTAGTGTCAACTTAGAGCATTTTGATAGTTGGTCCAAAGATAAACAATTTATTTCAGACTTAATTAGAATGCTTGACAATGTATTAGAGCATTTTATTGAGAATGCAGTAAACATGAATGCACTAGGAGGATACAATGCAAACTATGAAAGATTTAAAAAACATGTTAAAGAAGGGAAAGAAGGCTTTACAAAAGCTGCTTACTCGGCTTACAGAGAACGGTCAGTGGGATTGGGTGCGATGGGTTTTCATGCCTATTTACAATCAAATCAAATACCGTTCGAAGGCATTTTTGCAACAGGATTCAATCATAAAGCTTTCAAACACATTAAAAGCAAAGCTGTCGAAGCCACTAAAGTACTTGCTGAAGAACGTGGTGAAGCTCCTGATGTACATGGCAGTGGTCTTCGTAACTCTCATCTTTTGGCTATTGCTCCTAATGCCAGTAGCAGTATTATATGTGGTGGTACTTCCCCTAGTATTGAGCCATACCGTGCTAACGTCTATACGCACAAGACTTTATCCGGTAGCTACAAAGTTAAAAATAAAAATTTAGAAAAATTAATAAATAAAAAAGTTCCAGAAACAAACAAACGAAAAAAACTTTGGCAACAGATTAGTGATAACAGAGGTTCTATTCAGAACATAAGAATATTTACTAAAGAAGAAAAAGAATTATTTAAAACTGCAGATGAAATAAATCAAGTGTGGGTAGTAGAACATGCATACAAAAGACAAGAGTTTGTTTGCCAAAGTCAAAGTGTAAATTTATTTTTTATCTTACCTGATTCAAGTCAGAATCAAGAACAGCATGATGAATACTTACAGTATGTTAGTGATGTTCATTGGTATGGTGCAAACAAATTAAAATCACTTTATTATTTTAGGTCTGATGCAGCTAAAGCAGCAGAGAACGTTAACATTAAAGTTCCCCGAATAAAATTAGATGAGGTGGACTGTATAGCTTGTGAGGGATAACATGACAAAATACGCAGGAGCATTATTGTATAAAGCTCTAGAAACAAAATACAAAGCAGAAAAAGCTGAAGCAAAAGCTAACCTTCAAATATATTTTGAAAACAAAGTAGGAGTTGCTGAACATCCAAATGTTGTTGAATCAATGGATAAGCTTATGGACCAATATGTAAATGCAGATGAAAAATTAAAAATATTAGAGGAGAAGTTTTAATGACATTACTAGCTACAAGAGAACATTACAAGCCATTCGATTATGCATGGATGTTTGAATATTATGATTTACAAAATAGAATGCATTGGCATCCTATGTCTGTACCTTTACACACTGATGTAAAAGACTGGAACGAAAAACTAACTGCTAATGAAAAGAATTTATTAGTACAAATATTTAGATTGTTTACTCAATCAGATGTAGACGTTGCCGGGGGATATATAGATAAATATATGCCTATCTTTAAAAAACCAGAAGCAAGAATGATGATGTCTTCGTTTGCTAATATGGAGGCTATCCATCAACATGCTTACAGTTTATTATTAGATACTGTAGGAATGCCAGAGCTAGAATATAAAGCTTTTGCTGAATACGAAGAAATGGCAGACAAGCATGACTATGTTGGTAATTTTAAACCTCTTAAATCTGATAAGAAAACTATAGCTAAAACTTTAGCAGTCTACTCAGCATTTACTGAGGGGTTACAATTATTTAGTAGCTTTGCAATCCTGATGAACTTTCAAAGGTTTGGTAAGATGAAAGGTATGTGTCAGATAGTAGCTTACTCAATCAAAGATGAAAGCTTACATGTTGAAGCAATGACTAAATTATTTAGAGAATTTATAAAAGAGAATTTAGATATTTGGACAGATGACTTTAAAAAAGAAATCTATCAAATATGTAGAGAGATGGTTAAACTTGAGGAAAAGTTTTTAGACTTAGTGTTTGAAATGGGTAATCTAGAAGGTTTAACCAAAGAGGAGATGTATGCCTACAATAAATATATTGCAGACAGAAGACTATTACAGTTAGGGCTAAAACCAAATTACAAGCAAAAGGATAATCCCCTGACTTGGTTAGATGATGTGTTGGGAGTAGAGCATCAAAACTTTTTTGAAGGCAGAGCTACTTCATATCAGAAAGCAGGACTTAGAGGCGATTATGGACAATTGACCTTTGCAGGACTAAACAATGAAGACGAAACGAAATGAAGCACAATTATTAGCTTATCGATTATTATATGACAAGAGTGGTAATCTTATTACTGAACGTAGCAAAGTTGATATAACAAAGTTACAGAAGTTCATGACCCTTGAAGAGTATGAAACTCTAAAGGTTATAATAAGAGAAGCTAGTCAAAAAATGGATGAGATTCATAATCATATTGAGTCATGTTTAAATGCTCGAGTTATGAACTCTAAATAATAATTTTAAAATATATTAAAAGCTGCGACAAACATCGAAACTGTTATCCAAAAGAAAAAGCATATAATGCATAATTCTTCTCGGTTCACGTTTTACCTCCATATGTGAAATAGGTTATTGTGCTAATGGGTTCTTTGAACTATTAATTAATTCTTGAACCTTTCCCTCCAGAGATTTTACCTCCGTTTTAATTGCTGCCATTGAAGTTTTCAATTCAACAATATCTTTTGTTGTATCTTTATTATCTAAAGATTTATTAATGTAATCTACTGATGCCTCGATTCCAGCAAATCTTTCTTCGATAGCTTGTTGAGCTTGTTCTGTAGCTCCTAATTTACCTATCTTTGCTTCAAGATTTTCTAATCTATTAATATATGTAGCTCCAGTATATCCAAATCCTGCTAAAGTTCCCACGATAGAAACTAAAGCTATTAATTGTGTTGTTTTAGTTTGAAACCAATTCATTGTATCTGCCTCCATTTAACATTGGTTGAGAGTTTACTAACTCAGCTAGGACATCTAAACTTTTACCTGCCATAGCATAGAAACCTTGTATATTATCATTTAATCTAACAGTTGTATATATATTTTTAGACTCATACCAAGAATTATTATCAGGTAAAATGCGGTCATAATACCCTACAAAATTAGGATTAAATCCCATAACTGCTACCAGCCCAGCCTCTTCTCCATACTCACCAGACTCTTGTTGTTCTTTTAGTTCTTCTTGTTGTTCTTTTAAATTTTGAGCAACAACATTCTCTGCAATCGCATCCGCTTCTGAACTTGTTGTCATGGTTGACATAGAATCTGTAGTACTAGTTTCACTAGTTCCACTTCCGCCTGTATTAGAAGCCATAGTAGTAGAAGCAGTAACACTTGGACCAGACTCAACAGAGCTTACAGTTGTGTCAGTAGTGTTTGTAGTCATACTACCAGTATCAACAGAGCTATTTAAAACCTGTTGTGTTTGCATAGAAGAGTTAGCAAAAGAATTAGAGATACTACCAGAGCTAAAATCTACACTGCTACCACCATTGATAGCACTGCTAATACTTCCTGAACTAACTGTATTTCCAGAAGCATGAATAGAGTTTCCGGCAGTAGTTCCACTCACACTGTTAACAGCAGTTGTTATAGTATTAGCCACAATAGACATAGCAACATTCATATCCATGTTACTTCGACCTCCTTCCTCTCTGATTGTAGGGTCGGCTTCGGCTATCTCTTCTATGACTTTTTGTTCTTCTTCGATTTCGGATAAAGGTTGTTCACTACTTTGGACAATCTCGATGACTTCATCATCTTGTGAAATTGTTTCCAACTCTTCTTCAAACCATTCTTCAATTTCTTCGAAGTCTTCAAAAGCCACGTCATTAATTTCTTCTTCATTTAATATTTCGTCTCTAATTATTGTTTCAAATTCATACAAGTCTACTAATTCTCTAGTATCAAGAACATTTAAACGTTGTAATGGGTCATACTCAATCGATGGTAAAGCTATTAACATAGGCTCGTCATCAAACGGTTGAACATCAAAGTCTATGTAGACTTCTTCGTTCATGCTATCATATTCTTCTAAAACTACAAGACCCTCTTCAGTGAATATAGTTTCAGGTTCAAGCCAGTCTTCAATCGGTTCTTGTCCTAAAAATTGTCTATCATCTTCAAGCCAGTTATCAGAATATCCAAACTGTTCTGTTTCATAATCTTCGTCATAACCTAACTGACTTTGTTCGTATTCTTCGGTATAACCAAAATCTTCTTCTAAAGCAAAATAACCAATATCATTTTCAAATCTATAGCCCGGACAAGAAGGTGAATATTGTGAGTCTAAATTACATTGTAAATCATCAAAAGCTTCCCAATAACCCGGACATGCAGAATCATTTAAAGGGTCACTACAATCTAGATTACTGCCATACAATGACCCACCGTTTTCTAATAAACTATTAGCAACGGTATTGTTCCAATTAATATTGACACATGTACCTGAAACATTTGTTGTGCCTGTGGAACACTCGTCATGAAAAAGGTACATATAAATCTGCGATGAATTACCTTGTTCACCTATCAAGACATCATGGTTTATAACATCTAATTCACCATAACGAAACTCAAAAGTGCTATCAGTCCAAAGTATAACTTCAAAACTATTGTCTGAATTAGCACGATTAAATTCTCTTAAATCATACCAACCAAATACAGATTTATCGCTAAAATTCTTAGCTAACATTTGTGACCCACCATCTCGTATTAAGTCAGTCCAAAAAGGAAACAGTGTATTAGTGTATTGGGGCAGTGGGTCAGGGGTATAGTCACCGCAGTAATTATTAAAATTTACATTGCCAGTTCCTAACCCAAAATGTAGACAACCATTAGTTGCCATACGTGCAGATGTATAAGAATTATCATACAACTGAAACGTAAAATCTAAATTAAAAGCAGCCGATAATTGGTCATCACCGCTATTTAAATTTGTTGTATTAGATTGATTAGTTAAATCAAATAAGTTTTGATTAGATTCGTAAATATACTGAGCAGATATATTTGCACTAACTAACAGTAAAAAAATTAATCCTAATCTTTTCACTAGCTACTTTGTGCATGGAATTCTCTACGACAAGTGCTACCAGATTTTTTTATACCTTTTGGATTTTTAGTCTTTTTACACTTAGCAACGTAATTCTTTAAATCTTCTTTGTATGTTGGAGTTTCTTCTACATTTGCTGCCCAAGCAACTTTAGCTTCGTCTCCTATTTTACCTTTGTATGGACAAGGAGTTCCAGCATTTCCCATAGCCTTAAATACTCTAGGGTCTTGACAAAGAATAGATACTGCTGCTACTTTCATACCAGTATCATATAAATATTTTGACAATTTTAATCTTTCACAGTTTTCATCTCTAATTGCTTTACCGCCAGAGAAACCAAATAGTTGACCTTGAAAAGCTCCAGATACTCCAGTGGTACAAAGGTCTTGTGAGTAAGACATAATACTCGGTGCAATTGCAGAAGCTGGAGGAGCTTTTTGATTTATATTTTGATTTATTGTTTGTGTAGACTCTGATTTATTATAATTATTATTAGTATTATTAGCTGTAGAATTATTAGTATTTGTATTACTAGTGTTTACATTTGAATTTGAATTAGATTCATTGTAATTTTTATTAGTATTATCAGATGTTGTATTATTAGTATTCGTATTGTTATTAGTATTTGTCGAAGTACTAGTGTTGTTGTTATTAACGTTTTGATTAACTGTTGAATTAACAGTTGAATTAGAAGTAGAAGTATTAGTATTAGTATTTACGTTATTATTATTATTAGTATTTGTTGACGTATTTGTATTTACATTTGTATTTGTAGAAGTATTTGTATTTACATTCGTATTGTTATTAGTATTGTTATTAGTATTAGTGTTAGTATTAGTGTTGGTATTAGTATTATTATTGGTATTAGTATTTGTGTTGGTATTATTCGTAGTAGTAGTATTAGTAGTATTTAAACTATTTTGCTCACAATACTGAGTACCAGCAGTACAGTCA